GCATCATGGTCTAACAAGAGTGGACTTCTACCACTAGCCATGAACTCCATGTCTATTTCTTCTTCTTTGTGTCCTAAGACTTCATAGCCGAACCTGCGTTGTACTGGTTCTTCGCTTGAAACACCTATCACGACTGTACGCTTCTCTTCGTCTATCTTGTTTCTATCGAACTCGAAGTCTCTCCTTAGTGATTCATAACCATAAAAGTCTCTGATCTTGTCTGTCTCTGTATGTCTGTCTTCATCTTCTTTATAACCTTTTTCTTCTTCTTCTTCTTCGTGGTAGGGTTCGTGTGGTCTAGATTCTTGCACTTCTCTCGTTTCAATCTTACCACCCATACCGTTGTGGTTTACACAGTAGTAATATAAGTCTGGTGTATCATCTGATACTTCTATCTTAAGTTGCGCCCCTGCTTCTCCTGCTTTACCCATAACAGATACACCTGCTGTGTAAGCTTCACCGTCATTATGTGTACCATCTTCTGTGGTTGATAATCTGAGTGCGTGAGTTTTGTTTGATTCGTGGCTCAGATCGAAGATGTATGTGTCGCCTGATAGCATAACGAGGTTAGGTGACAACTCACCATCTAAATAGAATTTGTTGCCTTCGCCATATTTGTTTTCACCTTCTTTGATGATTACCTCATATTCTATGGTTTCTTGCCTTTCTATTGTTTCCATATTTTGTATTCTATCACCATTTTCATCAGAAGATAAAGGGTGTGCTTTAGGTAATAAGTCAGTGTCAAATTTATTCTTGCTTGGAAATCTGAGGTTTCTCAGTGCAAACATGAAAGCGTTCACTCTAGCATAAGCCCATTGTTCAGGTGATTGCACAGATGGTCTGACTGAACTAGGATTGGTTTTGTATGCCCCTATACCCCGTAAAAATACAGCACGAAGCATACGATATGTTGCTCTTTTTCTCTTATCGTTGCCATATTCTTTGTTGTGATCTTCTACTTTTTTGCGCAAACCTTTCTCTACTGTTGCTGATACTTGTCTTTCCATAGCACGATCTTCTTTATCTTCGAGATATTTAACCGCTTCTAAAATGACATCTTTCATCTTTTGTTCGCCAAGTGTACCTATGACCAACCATTTAATCTGGGCAACCACCCCAGCTATGTTTGATGGTCTGGCTTTCTTATCACCTGATTTGAATTGTGCGCCATCTTCAAAATGTCTTGCTGCCCATGCTTCACGTTCTTTGATTTTTCTTAAAACTGCTGGGCTGTCATCGCCATCTAAAGCTCTTAGCAGTAATCTGTAAGAATTGTTGCCCTCTATGTTGCCCCCAGCTTTCCAAATCTTGGGGTCGTCTTTTTTTATAGAAGCAGCGAATCTCCTATCAAACAATGGATAGTTGCTGTTCCGTAAAGAAATCTTTTTATCGTCACCTTGTTTTGGAAAATTAGTCGCCATCGTCAGCCTCGCCATCGTCTTGGACAACAGCATCAACTGGCATCTTCATAGCACCGAATGGTTGATAAGCTGTTTGAATATCGTACTGTTTGGCTAACTCTTCTTCTCTTTGATGTTGTTCGAATAACTCTTCAACATCACGACCGTAGTTAGCTTGAACATCCTGCATTGTTATCACACCTGCGTTTAGACCATCTACATTGGCTTTGACTTCTTTCACTGGATCAATCCAACCCCAGCTTCTAGGTAAAAAAACTACGTTATTCGCAAACTTGTTATATTTGTCTGGTGGTAGTAAGAAATCATCTTTGAATGACATTGTTTGTAGTAACCATTTATCAAAAACTGGTTGAATAAAATGTTCAATCATGAACCTTTGCATGATTCTAAAATTATCTCTTTCTTCCAATGTGCCTTGTCTTATTGATGAATAGTTGACACCTTCTAGGTTGTTAGCTAGTGAGACATAACTGACACCAAGCCCAGAGGCTATACCTCTAAGCACTGACTTGTGAAAGCTTTCGAAGCCCGATGCAGGGTGTTGTGGATCAAAAGATTTGAAATCCATACCATCTGGTAGTTGCTCGAATGTACCTGCTTCAGCGTTCATTATCGGAGTGTAATCATCTTCTAAATCATCGCCTGTGTATTGGTCGCCACTTTGAGAAGTAAAGAAACCCATCTTACTAGCACCAACCCTAGCTGCTACTAGCTCTGCTTCTTCATATCCATCTAGCATTTTTAAACGTGATAGTGCCGTAGTCATAAATGGCACACCTCTAGTTTGCTCTGCTCTTTCAGGCACATAAGCGTGAATAAGCTGATCTGCTGGTAACTCGATATGCTCTCTAGTATAGTTGCCGAAGTATTGATTGTGTGGGTGATCTTTGAACAACATATAGGACTTAGGCTTGCCATTAGCATCGAGCTTGACACCCATGATGGTTTCTTCACCATTTTTCATTGCTTGGTTCTCTTCTTCATCAAGATAGTCACTATCTAAAAATTGTATTTTGTATGGATCAAGTGGATTGTTCGTTGTGATATGTCTGATTAAAACCTCACCATCTCTAGCTAATGATTCTATAAAGAGTTTTTGTGCATCTACAAAAGATAGCTTCCCATCAATAGTACAGTTACCTTTCTTTGACCATTGTCGCCAAGCGCTTTCAATGACCTGATTGCCTATAAAATCTAGTGAGCCATCTTCGTTTCTGGCCTTCGATTGAATTCTGATACCATTCTGACCAACAACATTAGTTACCATAAGCTGAAGATACCGTTTAGCATAGTCATTGTTTCTTGCTTGTTCACGACACCTATCTCTTATCTTTCGTAGATTGAAACGTATTGTGCTATCTGCATTGCTTGATATGCCGATAAAGTCAGAGAAGATGTTAGCGTTTGAAGCAGCTTTATAGTTTCTTCTTAGTTTTACTTGTTTTTTTCTTTGTTTAAAAAGATTGTCCCAGATTGCCATTAGAATCTCACTTTGATTGTGTTGCCTGAATCTTGTTTGTTTTTGATACGAGCTAATTTTATTTCTCTTAGATATTCTGATCTGTACCTATTTCTGAATGTCATCAAATCATCAATAGACATTCTGGAAAGACTTCGACCTGCTATTGAGTAAGACATCTGATCTTGAGATGCTCTGTTCTCTAACACAGCTTCGATAGCATCTAAGACCTTTTTTGCATGACTTCGTAAGTCTGCTGTAGTGTTCTGTAAGTTGGGTAATATTTCTGTCCGACCTTGATCTATAACTACACGCTGACTGTCAGACGATCTTATTATGAAAGCTGCCCATTGATAATCACCTGCTACCAGATTAGCTGTGACAGCACTTGCTATTTCTATCAAGTATGTAGATTCTGCCTCTGTTGCTGCTATCGTGAAAGCATTTGTGTTACCTGTGCTATCTTCTGTAAATCTATACTCAAGAGCGTATTCGTCAAGTGGATAGTCAGAAACCAAATCATCTCTGCGCCAAACCCATCTATCACCTACCACTAGGGTATCTGGTTCTTGTGTCGGATAGTTGACCCTGTCAAAAATGTTGCTCATGTCAATAGTTTACCCTAGATTATAGCCTTAATCTTTCCAAGAAGTGACAAAGTTTGACTGTTTTCTACGCATTAATCTTCTCCGTTGATTCAAAAAATCTGGTTTTTGGGGTTGAATATCTACTTTTGTGTCAGTTTTTTTGCTATTTATAGCCTTGAAATCAGGTTGTAAAATGTGTAAAGCACTCAAGCTATACACAAAAGTGTCTAGAGCTTCGTTTCTTTCTCTAGTTTGTTTCCATACAACTTTCTTACGACCACGCACAAACTTGCTGATCTTCTTTTCTGCTGTTAGTTGCTTGAAATATTCATCATCAACTGTGTTCGGAAAGTGTATGAGGTTGGTATCTTCGTCTTTCAACCTTGCGTGTATAAACTCCTTAGCAGTATCTGTGCCTATCGAGTACAGTGCTGTTCTTCTTCTGCCAACAAAAGTAGGTCGTGAGGCTATAGGTTTGTTAGCCTGATTGCTTCCTTTGATAGCGAAGATACGTCTTTGATTACGACCACGACAAAAAGCATAGACTTGATCTGTATGATGTCCACCTGAATCAATGGCAGTACAAGCAATAGACAGTCTTTTGCCATCTTCTTTAGTGAAGACTTCTTTGAGGTAGCCATCTAGTTCTTGCCAAACTTCTTTGGTTGCTGGATTGCCCCAAATTATTTTGTACTCCACTACCCATGCTTCTTGATTTTCAGCCCAGCCTATAACTTGCACTTCAAGACGATCTTTTTGTGTATCAACACCTGCTGTCAATACAGCTACTTCATTTGGTACAGCTTCATGGTTGTATTGTTCACACATGGCCATCAAGCTATCTGCTGCTACTTGCTCGCCTTGTTCTTCCCATGTTTCACCTAGTGTTGTGTTGATAAAAGTTTGCAGAAGTTCAGGTGATTTTTTAGCTTCAAGGAAATCTTCTACCAACTCCACCCAAGTACGAAAGGGTGAGTATAATTCAGAGATATGGAAGCCAACCTTTTTAGCTTCTGGTGCTTGTGCTGACCACTCCCCATTTTGTAGTAACCACTGTTTTTTGCTCTCTGGTATAATTGTGCCACAATGTACACATGACAAAGCTGCTGTCTCAGGCTGTTTATCTAGCCATGTTATTTGTTGCCATTTCAATTCTTGTTTTTGGTTACAG